CAATACATTGCAACCGTGCGGCGCTTGTCCTCAAAGGAGGGTTATTTTGAGCGTTTTTACGAAATAGTTGGCGAAGGCAAGACGCGTAAAGAAGCATTTGAACAACTTGAATACGAACGCGGGCGCATTGGCTTGCCTGTCTTATATTCCTGCATTCAGTCCTTCCATAAAGGGCTATATCTTTTTCTACACAATAGAAATAAACCATAGGTTTACTCCTTTCTCAATTATTGCCCGCAATTTGCATAAAACATTGCGGCAATGTCTTTTCTCGGTTCTATCGCCCGGCTTTTCGTTGTTTTCCCTGATCCGGCAATTCCGGAGGCGGAAAGCCGCGCAAGCATCGAAAATCCCGGAACGCCGCTAAACGGGGACACCTTGGGTGCTGTTTACTGGAAATCAAAGTCCGGGGCCGCTATTGATGTAAAATCAATCATTTCCCTTCCCGCTTTTTGGCGCGCCGTTAAAATCGTCGCCGGGGTTATTGCATCCCTTCCAATTGAGGTAGTGACTGAAAAAGAGGACGGCGTTGAAGAAGTAAACCGGACCCATCCCGTTTACCGCCTGCTTTCTTATTATCCTTCCGAGTTTTACACAAAGTACAAGTTCATCGAAACGATGATAGCGCACGTTATGGCCTACGGCAATTTCTACGCTATCATCAACATTGACGGCCTCACCTCCCGGCCTAAATCTATGGAAATTGTTTCGGAGCCAGACACAGTAACCGTCGAGCGCAACAGCCGGGGCAATATTGTTTACATCATCAATGGCAAAACGCGGGTTTCTTATGACCGGATGCTGCATATTTCCAACTTGTCGATGGACGGGATATGCGGGTTGAATATGCCGGAAATCCATGTTGATAATTACGGCCTTGCTATTTCAAATCGCGATTACGGAAATACCTTCTACCGCAACGGTGCGCACCTCTCTGGGGCGCTAAAGCATCCTGGCAAGCTAACACAGGAAGCATACAACCGCCTTAGGTCTTCCTGGGAAAACCGCAACTCCGGTGCTGAAAACGCCGGGAAAACCGCTATCCTGGAGGAAGGCATGGACTATGTTCGTATTGGCCTGGCTCCCGGCGATGCGCAATTCGGGGAAACAAAAAAACTATCCATTGCCGACATTGCCCTTATTACCGGCGTTCCCAGGTTTCTACTGGAAGAAAGCGATCCGACATTCAACAATGGCGAAACCCTGACCCGGCAATTTACCAACTATACGATCTTGCCGCTTTGCGAAAACATTGAAGCGGAATTTAACCGGAAGCTGTTTATGGGCAGCGAGCTTGGCGTTACCCGCACTCGGTTCAATTTAAACCAGCTACTACGGGCAGATACCGAACAGCGGGGCCGGTTCATTGACAACCTAATGAAGTGGGGCATCATCAACCGAGACGAAGCCCGTCACATGGAAGGATGGAACCCGATTGCCGACGGCAGCGGCGCAAAATACCTTGTTCCGCTCAATATGGTCGATCCATCGCAGGCGGAGGACGGTAATTCTGAAACCGACGAAAACGAGCAAGAAAATGAACAACAATAAAGAAGAAATACCCGGTTTAGAGAAACGCGCGCTTAATGTTGAAGCGCGTGTAGACGACGAAAAAAGAATAGTGTACGGATACGCCGCTTTACACGAAAGCATCACGTCGGAAATGGGATGGTATGACGAGGAAATTGCCGCCGGAGCATTTGACGGGGCGGATATTTCCGACGTTCGGGCGCTATTCAACCACGACCCAAACCTTTTGCTTGCCAGGACCAAATCCGGAACCCTGAAACTCGACATTGACCAAAAAGGGCTTTCTTACGAATTTGACGCACCGAATACAACCGCCGGAAACGACCTATTGGAAATGCTCCGCCGGGGCGATGTTTCGCAAAGCTCGTTCGCATTTACCATCAAAAAGGAAGCATGGATTGAAGGAAAAGGTATGAAGCGCCCCAAGCGCCGGATTCTGGAAATTGATCGTCTATACGATGTTTCCCCAGTTACTTACCCAGCATACCCTGATACGACAGCGGCAAAGCGATCTTTTGACGCATACCACAAAGAACACGAAGCGGACGAAAGTCTACAAATAAGAAAAGAGCAGGCCGAACTTGACGATCGGTTGCGCTCGCTTTCACTTTCACTCAAAAATTATTAACAATGACCACTAAGCAAATTCAGGAAAAGCGGGCGCAGGAATACAACATCATGCGCGACCTGAAAGAAAGAGCAGGCAAAGAAAACCGCTTGATGACCGACGACGAAAAACGGCAATTTGACGAGGCAAGCGCCACGTTCGACAAATTGACCGAAGAAATGCAGCGCCTCGAACGCCTGGAAAACCTGGAGGCCGAATACCGCAACCGGGATGACGAACGGCGCGCTACGGCAAGCGCAAACGCCAACCCGAAAGCGCAGGAAGATGCGGCCCGGGCCGAATACGAAAAACGGTTCTGGGAATACCTCCAGGGCGGCGACGACCTGACCCCGGCAGAGGCCCGCAAGCTCACCGCGCAATTCCGGGGAACGAACGTAATTGCAGGCGAGGCGACCACCACCTACGGCGCGTATCTGATTCCTGAAACGTTCTGGGCCGAACTGGAGCGCACTATGAAGCAGTTTGGAGGAATGCTTCAGGCTTCCCGCGTCATCAACTCCGAGCGCGGCGGGACGATGAATTACCCGACCAATGACGACACCAGCGCAACCGGCGCATGGCTTTCCGAACCCCGCGCAAGCGCGCTGACGGTCGAAGACACCACGTTTTCCCGCAAGCAGTACAGCGCCTATACCTGGGGAACGCTTGCAAAAGTCAGCTTGGAAATCATTCAGGACGAAAGCGTTGGCCTTTTCCGGGGCATCCTTGCCGAAATCCTGGGAGAACGCGCCGGGCGCGCCCTGAACCTTGCATTTACGCTTGGCAACGGCTCCGGGAAGCCTACGGGCATTCTCAACGGATCGAACGGGGCAAGCACCGGGAAAACCACCTCCAGCGCCAGCGCGATCACCAAAGCGGAAATCCTGGACTTGCTGCATAGCGTTGATCCGGCATACCGCACCGGCCCGAACGTGGCCTTCATGATGCATGATAGCACGGTAAATGCTATCCGGCAGCTTGACGCATCAACCAACGTTGCCCCGATCTGGATTCCTTCGTTCCAAGTTGGCGTACCGGACAAGATTGCCGGGTATAACTACGTCATCAACCAGAACTTCCCGACCATTGCCGCAAGCCAAAAAGTAATTGCCTTTGGCGACTGGTCGAAGTACATCATCCGGCAAGTACAAACCCCGTCTATGGTGGCCCTCAATGAGCGGTATATGGACGAGCTGCACCGGGGCTATGTGATGTGGGCGCGCTATGACGGTAAATTGCTCAATTCGAGCGCGATTAAGCTGCTCACCATGCACGCATAATGAAGGTGCAACTTATTGTAACGATGGCAGGGGCCGGGTTTGTGTGGACTGATGGGACAGTCCTGGATTTATCCGACGGTGAAGCGCGTTCGCTTATTGCCGCCGGGTATGCGGTGGAAGTCAAAGAGGAAAAAGAAAACCCGGTCCCTACTGTCAAAGAAGTGAAACACGCCGTAACGCCAAAACGCAAAATTGAAAAGCGGTGAACGTAAATCGCAATAACTGGAAAGTGACCACGCAGCCGACAGCGGAAGTATTGACGCTAAACGCTGTCAAAGGGTTTTTGAAGGTCGATAACATGGCCGACGATACCCTCCTGCTTTCCCTTATTGCAGCGGCCCGGCAAAGTGTTGAAAGATACTGTTCAATAGGGCTACTGGAACAAACCATAACGGAATACTTCGACTATTTCCCTAAAAGCGATGTTATCGAGCTTTCCGTTTACCCGGTCCGTGCCGTTACAAGTGTGAAATACACGAACAGCGCCGGGCAACAAACGCTTTCAACCGATGTGTACGGCGTTGATGCAAGCGGCATACCCGGCTATGTGTACCGTAAGGAAAACCAGGTTTGGCCGGAGGTGAAAACGCAGCGCGCCGTTATTGAGGTGATCTACACCGTAGGGTATGACAGTGCGGCAACAAGCGTCGGTTCGTCCTACCTTTTCAGGCAGGAATTCCTGGCGCAAGCCGATGATGATTTGACGATCACCGAAAATAACGGCGCTTTACCAAGTTCAAACCAGGATGCGCTAATAAGCGTATACCAGAACGGCCAAAAACTCCTTACGTCGCAGTATTCGATCACCGGAAGCGTAATTACCATTGACGCAGATACGCACATTTCAGGCGCTAACTACCAGGTGGATTTCATCGCCGATCCGTACAATGACGGTGTAACGAATAGTGTCCCTGAACCACTGAAACAAGCGATGCTATTGATTATCGCCGAATGGTACAACAACCGGCAGGACAGCGCCCGGCGCTACCCTACGGCGGCGCAATATCTTTTAGAGCAATACCGAAAATTCCTGTTCTAATGAGATACAACGCAGCGGAACAAATCGGCAGGCTCCGGGAGCGGGCAACAATCCAGACGTTCACCGTTACGGCAAACGCTTTCGGGGAACCGGCGGAAAGTTGGGCAGACCTGGCGACGGTTTGGGCGGAGGTAAGATACCGCCTCATGGTTTCCGATGAAGAACACCGGGCCGACCGCCTGGCAGATTTACGCACCGTGATTTTTGTGATCCGTTATCGCAGCGACTTTGACGAAAAGGCCCGGATCGTATACGATGGGCGTAATTACGACATAACGGCTATTTCAGTTTCACCGGAT